CTCCAGAGGCAATGAGTCCCCGGTGCCACCTGTTCAAACCCGACTATCGGGCCGAAGATGACTACCGGGTTTAACCGCGCGAGGAATCTCGGAGCTGAGCCGCGAAATACGCAATCTGTTCCTCTCGGTTCATTTGGCCGAGAGATTTCGGAATTTGCGCACGTTCACTGGCACGGGCCGGGATTGTTCTCACACTAGCTGCCGGCTGACTTTCTTTCGCCGGAATCTTCTCTGTCCTCTGCGGAGGGCCCTCGTTTCTTGCGGGCCGATCGTCATGAAGTGCTTTGCTGTACTCGTGTTCCAGATACGACAATATTTGCTCGAAAGAAGGATAACGCCCATAATTTCGTTGCGCGGCCGTCTCTGCGATGTCGTTCGCTTCTCGAATGAGCGCCTGAGGGCGGCTCTTCGCTAAGCGGGCTAGCGTGGGATAGGTCTCAGTATCCTGAGCTTGTTTCAGGAAATCCGATTCTGCTTGCTGTTGTCTCGCGGCTGCGGCTCGTTGCTCCTGTTGCCGCTGATATTCAAGACGTTCCTTGCGCTCGGCTTCTAGTTGGGAACGTAGGATTCTCGCCTGACCTTCGGGCGTCGATTCTGCTACAGCCTGCTCTGCTATCTCTCTAGGGCTTATTCCGAGCGCGTACATCGCCTCGCTACGTCTGTTGGGATCAGGATCTCGCAGGGCGTCGACCATCTCAGCCTTGCGTTCGGCTGCCTCCCTTTGCTGGCGCTCGAACAAGGCTTGCTGCGCTAACTGCTCTCTCTCGTATCGCAGGCGCTGAGATTCCTGGGCCTCCCTCTGGCGGCGGATGCGAGCCGCCTTCGCTCGATCTGCTTCGACTCGAGCACGGGCGAGCTTATCGGAGGCACTCTCTTTCGTAGGCAGGGCGGCCAATTCGGCATGTTCGACGGTAGGCTCAGGGGAAACTTTCTCGAGATCAGGAGCAGGCGCCTCTATAGGTTTGGGGGCCGTGGGGGGCAGCGCTTCGCTAGACACAACGATATCAGACGAATCATTCTCTTGCGGATTGGACATGTTCTTTCCTTGCTGGTTTTCAGAGAGAAGCTAGGCAGCCATAGGCATGCCGGGAGGCATCGGCCCAGGTGGCATCCCGGGCGGACCAGGTGGCATCCCGGGCGGACCGGGAGGCATACCCGGCGGACCAGGGGGAGGGGGAGGCTTCATGTCGTTCGCTTGAGTGATCCAATTACGGAGCATCTCGAGCCGCCCTTCCTCAATTCCCTTCATCCGACGAACGCGGCAATACTCAGCCGTCGCGACTTTCACGGCTTCGTCAAGATCCATAAACGGTTCAGGCGGCTGAAACTCTCCGCTCTTCAAAATGTCACTCACCATTTGTCTGGTGAGATTGTAAGAGGCGAATTCCGTTTCATCCTCGGCCTTCAGATCAGGAATTCCGTCCATGAGTCGACGTCCCGTCTTCGGATCCATGATGCCTGCGTTCACAAAGTCTTGTATCTGTTGCAACTTCGCGCTGGGGTCGCGGGCGAAGGCATTCGTTGGGACGAGTTGAAGAATATACTCCTCCTCTTCCATGTGAACGTCAGCCCACGTTACAACGTTCATCATCCGTCCCGAGTCTACTGCTTTTACCTTGAACTTCGGATTCCTCTGGCCTATCTCCCTGGCCAGTGCAATAACCTGCCTGGCAACCTTCAAGAAGAAGTGCTGATACTCTCGGAACGCGACCGAAAAGCGCTCGCTTTCGAGGTCCGTATAGGTCTGAAGAGCTTTGCCGGAATTAAGACCTGCGGGCTTCTGAGACTGAGCCGAAAGCTGAGATATCCCGGTAATTTCAAACGCTTTACCGTACAGTCGATCCAGTTGCTGATATACCTCTGGAGCGATCGCGGGAGGTGTCACGGCTTGAGGCATCGTGCCCGAATAACGGATCATTGAGCCGACGATGTCTGAGATGAATTGCGTGTTTACGTTAGAACCGTTCTCAATCATCCAGCGAATCGACCCGCTCATTCGGATCGCTTTGCGAATCATATTCAGGATGACGTTGATCTCAAACTGGATGCCTTGCAGTTCTTCCGCCAGGCCTGTGCCCCAAACACCGAACTGGGGTTTTTGACGGTACATGTCTACGATAGGGAAATAAGGTTTCGTCCAAGGCTCGTCTAGAATAAGAACGCGGCCGCACGCGATCGTGTGTCTGCCGTCACCTGCCCCTTCGCACGAGGGCAAGTGCCAAGCCTCGTCGATGCATATCGTGTCGGTATATGCGTTATCTGCAACCGAGCCATCGTCGTAATCCCCCGTCGCCCGGGTCACCGTGGCAAGTTCCTCGGCCGCTTCAGGCCAAATAGCCATCGCCTGCAATCGATCCACATACTTAGAACGATAGCGTGTACGCAGTGACTTCGGTCCAGAGTACGCTTCTTCATCGTCGCAATACGACTCCCCGGGAACGATCCGCTCTATGACAATTCGCTCTTCACCCGTGCCAACGTCGTCGGAATAGATCTGGACAGAACCTGTTCCGGTAACCGCCATGTCAAGGGCCACTAACGGCGCTATCTCGTAAAGATCGGTCTCGTAGAATTGACCTGTGAGAAAAGTTTCTAAGGTCGCAGACTTCTGTTGTAGATCCCAGTCAGCGCCCGTAGTAATACACGAGACCATCGGGCGCTCGTTCGTCAATTTCGCAACGAAGGAATCGGAGCATGAGCGTATGACGTTTAGGCTCAGCCTCTCTCGTCCCGAATCTTGCTGGCGCTGAGAAAAGCGCCGGGGGGTGAGACCTAGAAGAGGAAGGTTTGAATAAAGCGCCGCGTATCTACGATAGTTCTCTTGTCTGTTGCGGTCGTTCTTTCGGATGGCTGCCGCCGTGGACGTCATCCGAACGGCGCGCTCTTGCTCGAAATCGGGCAAATACCAGCGGCTGTCCCTTGCCTTCAGTGCCTCTAGGCCTTTTATGTGCGTGGAAGACTTCGCGGGCTTCACGGATTTCTATTCATCTTCCCAAGGAAAGAGTGTTTGCGCCTGCTCTCTCGAGGTTAGGACGGCATCCCACCTCGGCCTTTGAGCTACTAGATCAGCCATACAAAGCCAGGCCTCCCTCCATTCCGCAGGTGCATTGGAGTCCTTTGACATGCGTTTGATGAATGAAGAGCAGGCTTCGCGTTCTTCGATACGTCCATCACTCATGCTCTGCCTCGTCGGGCCAACCGGCGCTTGAAGCGAAAAGAATCTCCTCATCGGTCAAGTCACGTCCGTTAGTGTCTTCGTCCCTAGCGATCGGGACGCTGAAAGAGGCGCGCATCGCCTCAACAGTCTTAGAGACTTTCCTAGGCTCCGGACCTAAAACCAGGTCTATATCTGAAGTCTTAAGTTGGATGATTCCTAGTTCCCTCATCTCTTTGACGAGGGCTCGTAATTCACTCTTCTCCATAGACATCTGCCTCCATGCGCTCAATCCAATCACATTTGCCTTTGACCGCGGCCGCGTTGCCTTTGCGTTCTATGTCAGCCCATTGTTGCTCTTCAGCCACTTTGATTAGAGCGAGCCTCTCGGAAGCGCTGAGGGCAGGGCTTCTAAGTATAGGGTCGGGTATCTGCTTCGAGAGCACTAGCGCTAGCGCCGCAGCATAGTCCGCGTGGCGACCGTCTGCCGTACGGGGCAAGTCGATTGAGATACCGCTCTGAGTCACACGCTTTCGGATGGAGAGAAGGTCGGCTCGAAACGTAGGATCGTCCGGTATCTCAAGTGCGTCATCTGCCAAGCGCATGCGCATGGACTCGAAATTATCCACCTTGCTACGAGCGGTTGTAGCCTCGTCGTAGACCGAAAGGCCGTGCCTGTGACCGATTGCTTTCACGAAATCCGCGCCGTGCTGGTCACTCCACACGTGCGTGATCTCGTACCCGCGAAGAAGCCCCGCGATTTCTTTCAGAACGTCGTCGGGATTCAAAGGACTCGTTCGACTGCCGATCCATTGCTTCGCTAGAGCTACCGAGTGAACGATACGACCGGCTATGACTCGTTTGGTAGCTACGACTAGGGTCCACGCGTTCCCTCTCGTGCCTGGATCCATGGCAGCCACGTAGGAATGTCCCTCTTCTTTTGGCAGAGTGACGGAGCCCTTACGCGTGGCTCTATCGATTTCCGTGGTGGCTATAAGCGCCGTTTCCGGCTCGGCGAATTCCCCTAGGACGTCGGTACGGTAGGATTGTTCTGCCGAGAGACGTAGCTGTTCGCATCTCTCCGGTGTCCACCAAACCGGATTCATGGCCGTCGCCGGCGCACGGATCACTACGATAGACGGTGAGGGCTTCTTCCAGTGTTCCTGCACAGCCTCGTAAATGGGGCCGCGCGGGGCCCACGGGGAGCCGATAGCAACTAGCTGCGCACCCGGGAGTAGACGGCCGAGCACAGCACGTCTGGCGTCATCGAAATTGATTATCCCGTCCGCCTCCCCATTCATACGCGGCGCTTCGTCGAAGATGCAACCAGCCGACCATCGCGCTACAAGCGAGCCGCCGGCTTTGCTGCCTGCGACGACGCGTACCTCTACCGGCCGTCCTGACGGGTGTTTGAGTGTGACCGTATCTGCCGTGGGAGGGACCTTGAGAAGGGCCTTTAGCGCGGGGCGGTTCGTAACGGTCCCGATGAGATGGCCCACTACGACGCGGGCGACGTCCATCGTCAAGGAGACGACAGACACGCGAGCGACCTCGCCGGGGCGAAGCCTAGATAGGTCGCACGTCAAAGCCGCTCGGACGGCGAGAGCCGCTGCGAGGAGAGACTTTGCCGTTCGTATCCCTGAGAGCACGACAAGCTCTTTCGGTCGTAGATTGTTCGGCCAGTTCGAGACGTCACCTATCGCTTGGATGACGTCGGGATGGGTGGCTAAGTCTCCAAGGGATTGACCGTCCGCGATGCGGCAGATCGCTCGCTGCAAGGGTGTTGCTGTGGTTAAGCCGAATGCATGCTCAGAGGTGAGCATCTCTTCGAGCGTGAACGTCTTGACCGATCGGCGAATATGCTCGGCTTGTAGAGACTCGAGATGATCGAAGTCTTGTGCCGTGGGCGTGGGTTTCACGCGAGCGTCAAAGGCTTACGGGCAACCTGTACGTTGACTTGTTTTGACTCGACGCTATCCTCGTCAGTAAGCTCGTAGTCGCGCACCATGTGCCACGGAACTCGGATCTTCGTTTCTTTCTGCGTATCTCGAATCACCGCTTCGACGCCGATATCTACGAGAACTTCATAACGAGCGTCCTCTACAATTGAGATTCGTGTGGCATTCACGCCGGAAACCGGGCGTCCTAGCCGGACGTTGTCTCGAAAGAAAATACTACGGCACTTTTTCATGATTTACCTCTTGCTACCTTTTGCTAGTGGCCCAGCTGTCACCGAATGTTTCGGTGATGTGCGGGGTAAGCAGTCGAACGAACGACTCTTCCCATGCTTCGATGCGGCTATCATCTCGATCTAAACCGAACGCGGCCGCGGTTGAGTAGATTGCCCCTGATAGATTCAACATTGCGTGCAATACTTCATGTACGAGTGTTTGGATAATCAACGTCTTAGGTGTGTCTACGTGAATCCAAATCGTACATGTATTCGCATCGTAAAGCCCGTAGCAGCCTACAAGCTCTTTATGGTCTTCCGATGAACCGACCTGAATCGGGATCTTTGAGCCACAAACCTTTATGAAACCGAATCGTTTCATGGCTCGTGCGTCATAATCTGCGGCACATATCGCCACGTGCTAGGTACGTGCTCCGCAACGGGCGAAATACGCCAGCCCTGTCCGTCACGCTCACGAGGGAGGCGAGCGGCACACAAGACGTCACGGCGATCCAGCAAATCGGCGACTAGCATCTTGGAGATGCCGAGCCGGCGCGTGTTCGCTCTCACGTAGACGTAATAAAGGCGCTCAGGGAAGACCAGCGACTTGACCGTCCACCCCAGGATCGTATCTGGATCGTCCTCGGGGCAGCACACCCTAACGACCGTCGAGGGCCACGATAGGACCCCACGCATCTCAGCCTTATGCCAGGCTACGAAATGCCTTCCGGCCTGGCGCGCGGGCTGGGAATCCTTGGCGCTAAGTAGCCAAGTATCAAATATGAATGGCCTATCTGCTTCGGTGCCCTCGCGCAAGTCGAAGGGCAGGGGGTCGGCCGGGGTCACGCCATGTGGCGAGAGGAAAGAGACTTATTGCCTCACTTCCCGTACGGATTCTCGTGAACGATCGAGACGGGCTCCGTCAGGTCGACCGTAGTATCTGCGTGCACTGTCGTGACTTGCACCGGCATCTTGCACGCGACCATCATCGACTGGTGGCGATTGTTCCAGGTCCTAGACGCGCCGAACACCGAGCCGCCGAAGGCTCCCATCCGTTCCGACGTCTCAATGTCGTCGATGCCGCCGTCGCGGGCGATCACATTGTAGCCGTACGGGCAATAATAGCTTATTGTCTGCCAACACCACGAAACGTTTCGGCATTCAACGACGAAACCCTCTCGGCCATCGGGCGTCGTAACCCGCTCGACGTAAGGTGCTCTCGCCGTCTCAGTAGTTGCTGAGCACGCCGCCAGGATGGCACCCGCGGCCAGCGCCGCGCTCACCTTGGCGGCCATGATGAGCGCCTCGACCACTGCACTACGGGTCTTGGCGGATTCCTTGGCGAGGGTGACGAGGCGGGCTGCGGCATCGGGGGTCAAGGAGACCTCGACCTTGCGCTTGTGTCGCAGGTGGCGCGGGGTTGCGTACCACTTCGAGGTTTTAGGGTTGCTGCTCATTGTAATACCCTCTCTCCCACTAACGCATATTCATAGGCTTCGACCGTTGCCTCCAAGTTATCGAAGCGTTGCGACTCGCCGATCGAGATTGGTCAAATGGCCGTCAAATAAGTGGGAGACTGTCGCTCACGTTGTTCATAACAATACTCTATCACTGGCCGGCCATCCTGCAACTTGATTGGTCAAATGGCCGTCAAATAAGTGGGAGACTGTCGCTCACCATGTTTGCAATCTGCTGAGCGGCGAACGGCCGTCCGTTGCGGGCGAGCTTCCCTTCGGACGCGAGAGCCTTGCAGATTTTGCCGAATGACAGCCCCCTAGCTCTCAGCGTTCTAGCTCGCACGATCGTCTCCTGCTCACTGTGAACGGCCGCGAGCGAGCCGCCCGTAAGGGTGTGCCCGTATGGCGCATGACCGCCAGTATATCGGCCCTGCTCTTTCAGATGCTGCATGGCCACGGCCGTGCGCTCGCTGATGGCCTCGCGCTCCCATTGCGAGACGCTGGCCAGCACATTCAGCACCAGCCGCCCCGCAGCACTGCGGGTGTCAATCTGCTCGCTCACGCTCAAAAGCGCCGACGTAGCGAAGGGGCCGGCTATCAATTCCCCTAGATCTTTGACGCTTCGCGTTAGCCGATCTAGCTTTGCGACGAGCAATCCTTCGGCCCGCCCTGCGGCTAACATGGCCAATGCTCGCGCTAGGCCGGGCCTAGCAAGCGTTTTTGCCGATAGCCCTTCCTCTACCGTCTCTATGATCTCGAGCCCGTATAGAGCCGCGTAGGAGGCGACTTGTGCTTTCTGGGCGTCGAGGGATATTCCCTCCTCCACTTGCTTTTCGGAAGAGACCCTTACATATGCCACCACGCGCGTACACGTCGACGCGGGCTTGGCTGCTCGGCGGGCCATTAGTTACAACACTCCATAATACACCGAGCTTGATTCAACGCCTCTATCAAATTCCCATAGAATTTGACGTGGTACACATGGAGGCTCCACTGCCATTCTATCTCCCACGCATCACCGTCCCTGCTATATCGCACGGAACGCGCGCCCTTTTTCGTCTTGATTGCTTTCGGCGTCCATTTAGGCCGCGGGCGATCTTCGTTGCTCATGTTCTGAATATACGACCGGCCAGTGGCATTCTGGAGTGCCTCGGAGTCGATTGGCTTCATTTCGGTCGCAGCACTCCACCGACTCTGGAGAACTGGACGCACTTCTGCGCAGAGTCTCCACACCGACCCTACAAGCCCTTGTCCAGGTAGGCACTAGGGCGCAAACTATAAAGGCGGGGTCCCGCATTGATAAAAGTGAGAGAGCCTGCGACCGGCCACCAGCCCCAGGTGCTCCTCAACTGCCTCCTTTTATGGCGGCTGCAAACGTAAAAGGCTCGATTTCCAAGGACGTGATGGAGCGTCTGGCCGCTCCTCTTTCCTTCTTGTCGGCGGAGCGCCTGCATGTGTCTAAATGTAGTTTGCCAAATTGTCAAAACGTTGACAATTTGGCATAAGGATCGCGCGCGCGGCCTTTTTTTCGGTGTAAAACATGTGTGAAACTCAGGGGCGCATGAAGCCAGCCCTGTGGGGGACGTGATGCTCTTCAAGACGACGCCAAAGCAGGCGATGAAGCTCGCCTCGATCATGGTCAAGATGGATGCCGCGGGTTTGGATCGGAACTTCATCGTGACCGCCTCCAAGCTGGCTAGAACCGATCAAGGGGTCTACGACCTCATGGCCCTATGGCACACGACCAAGGATGACTCGGAGAGGGACGAGGTCGTCGCGGACATTCAGGAGTCCCTCGACGACTACCGCGCTCATCGTCCCTAAAAAGGCAATCTCAGAGCGTGCTTCAACGGGAGCGGCGTCGCAATCGTCCATAGCTTGCGTCGCTGCACTTCGAAGAGCGTCCTACATATTCGCTTGGCGTCTTTCCCCTCGGCACCCTTGAGAGACCTAGCAATCCTTGCCAGAGCTTCGCGGATTGCACTTTGTCGACGCTTTAGTCTCTCTGCCGTGCGTGATTGACTGAATCTCGCATCCCAGAATGTAACAAGCAGTTCAAGATCTCGTTCTGTTATTTGGGCATCTGATAGTGCTGCCCTAATCTCTCGAGCCGACAGATCCCACGCAAGCTCCTGGACGGATCGCAAACGCCACATCGCGCGCCGTAAGCGGTATCTCACACCAGCGCCAGTTAGTCCTACATCTGCCGCAATGCTCGCAGATGTCTCACCGCGCATGAGATACCTTCGCACTAAGTACGCTTCCTCGATCGGGAGCGCCCAGTCTAGAAGTTTCGTGACCCGGCTCGGATCGTCAGCGGCCAGACAAAGCAGCATGCGGTACAGAGCAGGAGACAACCGACGACGAGACGACTCTTCCTCTGGCTCTTCGAATCCCCCTGCCTCTTTGAGAAGCAACGCAGTCTCAGGATCTGGATCTCTTGACGCAAGCACGCGCTCCATTCGGCCCGTGAGAGGGACCGTATCCCAATCCCATTCCTGAGGGTCATTCGTCGACATCATCGTCCCCTTTACCCAACAGAGGGACACCCAATACTGCTTCCGCAACCTGGCGCCTGCGCTGCTCTAACTGCTCGTCCGTCAGTACGGCAACGGATAGCTCTTCCATTTGGGAGGATTGCGTCATCTCTAGAAGCGTCCTAGCCGCAGCCACGCGCGCGACTGACGACGCCCTAGGATCCGTAGCGAGCGAGCGAAGGTTTCGAATCATCTCATCGCGAAGAACGGCCGCCGAGGGCAACGGATCGGAAGCCACGCCCATGCCTTCCGCCAAGTCATCGTCCTTCCTTTCCGCACCCTTCCGAGGCCTCGGGTCGCGCCATTCTGGCCTCCATCCCGGCGGGCGATTAGGACGATTGTCGCTCATCAAACGGCCACCCTTCAATTAGATCCTCAATCTCTTCAACCGTCTTGCCCTCGGTAGCAATCCCCATTGCGTGCGCGATGTTCTCTAGCTCCGTCCTGAGCAGGCTTTCTAAATCTTCTTTCGTCATGAAACCCTCGCTTGCAAGAAAAGTCGAATGTCCTTTGCAGCGACGAACAGATTTAGATTCTGACCTCTTGCGAAGTTCCCTCGCGTGATTCCTACAAGCTCTCCAGAACCGTTAAAAAGCCCGCCGCCTGACGAGCCTGGTCCGATGGGCGTCGTTGCCTGGACGCACCACATCGAAAGTCCTTCCTCAATGTCAACGTACGGTCTCAACGCGGCCACTTGCCCAGCCGAGAAAGACCACCACAGCCCCACCGGGTGCCCCATGGCGTAAACGTCCGCCCCGACCAATGGGTCATCGCCGAGCGTCGCCCACGGGTGGGCGCCTGGGCTCAAGGCCACTGCGAGTGCCAGGTCGTGTGTAGGATCTACGCGCGCAAGTACGGCCGGGTTAATTGCGATATGCGTCCCGCTTTCATTCTCCTCGACGCCGTTCGAAACAGCGAAAGAGACCTTGTCGCCGGGAGACATATCTGCCACGCAATGAGCGGCCGTTAGGATTCGATTCTCGCCGACCCAAACGCCTGAGCAGAACGGATCACCAATGTCCGTCACCAGGGCCACAGTGTCCTGCCTCAGGGCACTGACCAAATGGTCTCTACTAATCGGAAACGCCGTCGGCAGAGAGTAGGAAACAGCACACCCGGTTAGACATAACGCGACTACTTCTCGCAGCATAAAATCAAGTATGTCCCACAACGGAACTACTTACAAGACTTGACGCCAGTGCTGATACAGATCTTGTGTTCTCTGCAATAACGCTCCACGTCAGATAGACTCCGTGCATGCACGCCGTCTTCAAACAGTTTGGCGAGTGCATACAGATTCGTATACTTTCGAAGCCATGCAACGATGATCGCTCTCTCGCTCATCGCTAACGACCGCGGGCCCAAAGCCCAATACCCACGGCGTCAAGCACATTGTGCTGCTTGCCGGGAGAGATTCCTTCGAGGGCCGCGGCGAGAATCTCTTTCTCGTAGCCATTGAGCGAAGCTCGAATTCGCTTGTGATGTATCTCTTTGGGTACCTGACCCTTCCACGTCGCCGGTTCGATGAAGTTCACTTGCACAGCGTGCACTTCGTAGATTCCCGCCCAGCGACCGGCATCCCTCGCAAGCTTCACAATGTCATTCGGCGGGACCTTGCTCCGCGGATAGATAACCGGGGATTCAATCCACGCGGTCTCAATCAACGAGACGGCCGGACGGGCCTCGCTCCGTAGCACGACATGGTGCCTGCACTTGCGGGGGTCGCCGAGACCGCAGGCGATGAGACCACCGGCAGCGATCCCTGAGCCAGCCGACATAGTCGCTCGGCTCCAGATAGCCCAGCCTGTTTCGTTCCCGGGGTCGATTGAGACGTACATGGTTCAGGAGTGATATTGCCCCTGGCGGGGGTGTTATTTTTTATTTCGCCGTTTGCTATCTAGGCCGTCACTGGAGGTTCTTTTTTCTTTTTTGAATCCACCCCCATTGACTCGCGCCGTCCCCATGCCCTCTAGGCATGGGGAACGGCGGCGAAAGTCGTCAACGGGGCACTTTCGCCGACTTTCGCCAAACGGCGAAAGTGGAAGGCACCGAGTTTCCTGAATCCTTCTGAGTAGTTACGTTATTCATCGAATCGACTTTCGCCGACTTTCGCCAAAGGCATGACTTTCGCCGACTTTCGCCAAAACCGATCGGTTGGCGAAAGTCGATAGTGAGCGATTTCGCATACTTACGAAAATGAACATTTTGTCCGTGATAAATATCTTCTTTTTCGAGCTGCTCAGCATTTTCTACCAATTATTTTCTGAATGATTTCAAGTTTTTTCAGTTAGCAGTGCATATTTGATCCTGTTTAAAGAACATTCCTCTATTGTCCCCATTTCCCGCAACTCCCCGTATGCCTTTCTGTAGATGATTCGATTTCGGTCGGCGAATGTGTCGTCTAGGACCTTCTTAGGCATCCCTGAAGAATGAGGCTTCAGCTTTTGCTCAATCAAAGCCTTCATGCTCTCAACCGTGTCCTTCAGTTCGACCTTGGGAGACTCCGTGACGATGCGTAGCCCGTGGTCGCTTAGCTGGATGCGGATGTCTTTAGGCGTTCTGCCGGCGCCATCCTTGACGGACGTCATCGTAGCAGTGACAGTGTTATCGGCTTCATTCTTCTCTACGTTTTCGAAAGCGAATACGCGATCGCATGCTGCAAAGATGGCAGTGGACCCGCGGATAGCCTCTCTCTTGTCCCCTCCATTACCTTTGCGAGCATGGTGAATGAAGATGACGCTCGTCTTGACCTGATCTGCCACGCGACCTGCATGGTCCAAGATCAAGTCAGCGCGAGCGTCGTTTTCATCAAGGCTAGGGCCCGCGCGTCGAAACGAATCTATGATCAGCAGATCGGGCCTGGTATTTGCTAAGGAGACCCATTCCTCAGGATCTTCTAGGCTGATTCCGGGGTAGGACGAGTGCCACAATCTTTGCTCTACCTCGTCATCCTGCACACCTAAGAGCTGCAGACGGCGGAATGTCTCGTGCTCTCCGCTCTCGTAATCAACTATGACAGCCTTGCCTTGTTTAACCGGGAACTGCTCTAGCCATGGCTTGCCCGACGCGACAGCTAGAGCAACAGAATGCGCAAGCCACGTCTTCAAGGATCCACCGTGTGCCACGAACATGATTACTTCCTCGCGCGCGATGATCCCTTCGATGAGGTACTGAATCGGAGGGATCGGTCGGTTGTGGTTTGAGGTATGAAACTTGAACTTGCCAACCTGGACTCTAGTTTCTCTAAGGGATTCGAGGTTCTCGACGGCATCTACGGACTCGGCTAGCTGCGGTACTTCGATCACTGGCTTGATTGAGCTAAGCCTAGCCTCAATGTTGCTTCTCCATTCGTCTTCTAGCAGTCGACGAACGTAATCTACGACGGTTACCCCTAGACGTTCGGACAGCCTTGTCCACCCCGTGGTGGGGGCGTCCTTATTTCGAGCCCACGTCCTCTCGACGGTATCCTGGCGTTTTTTACGGTCCTCGTCGCCAGCAAGGCGACAGACGTAGCAGAGGAACTCTAGTCCGTCCTCCTTCGGCCAACCTTCGTTATGTAAAGCCCCGGCTAAGGCGAACTGCGTCTCGTGCCTACCGTTCCCCATGGCTGGCCAAAGAGCAGCTAAGGCGCCTGCGGCCATTCTTCTCTTTTCAGATAGTGGATGAGAGGGACTGTTTTCGACGGGAGCCTTAGGTGTCTCGGGTGAAGAAAACTCCGCGGGTTTCAGACTATCGAGCACCGTACACGGGCCGGGTATTACCAGGGACCGATAACCCGCCGTTCGGATCGGACAGTAGAAGAGTCGAACAATATCTAGTGCGTTCTGATCTTGCTCGCCTCTGCTTTGCAGGTATGGCTTGACGCGAAGCTGCCATTCATCGGGTGTAGCCTCACGATCCAGTAGCTCGAACACGCGCAGACGCCACGTGCCGTCTTCCGTGTTGCGTTCCGTCGCAGTCGTGTGAATCGCTAGGAACCTATCAGGAAGCAGTTCGCGAATTTTTTCGCATGCCTCTTCGAACGTATCAGCCGCTAGGTGGTCAAAGTCATGGCCTATGACTTGTCGACCTAGACAGTGCTCTTTTCTCCTAACAAATCCGTCGAACCTCGCAAGGACTAGTGCGGGTAAGTCTTTCTTGACCTCTCCTCGGCTCTTAGAATCGGAGGCCTCCGCAAGCCGCTTTACTAGAGTCTGTTCTTCTTCAGGCCATTTAGGATCGTTGAACAGCGCCGAGACAATCTCGGTCGGCTTCTCTACTAGCCAAGTCAGAAACTCTTCGCCGTCCAGGTCTGAAATAGCTCTGAACAGCCTTCCCATGTTGTCACGGTTGAGAACGCCTACGTGGATCATTTTGACGTCCAAGGGAGGCTCCAAGATAGACCGATGCTTCCATCAGTGGACTTCATCGCCCTTCCTCCTGCTCAAGCATGTCGAGCCCTTGTAGAATCTTCATCTTCGTTCGGCGTTGAAGAGGACCTCCGGCCAGGCAGCGCCACAGAGAATACGTCGTAATGTCGATCCGCTCGGCCACGATGTACACCGTATGCTTGTCAATCTGTTTCGTAAGACGAGCACGCGTCTCAGGGGCTGCCGGGCCAAGGTTCATATCAGCACTCAATTCAGTCATGTTCTAACCTCCGTTGGAAGGAGATATTGCCCCAGGGCATCTCGCTATTTCAAAAACAACGTCGCCGACCGGGGCTATTTCTAGCAGTGGCACTTCTTCTCTCCGCGTCGCAGCTGCAGCTGTTAACCGAATGCCAGCGAAAATGGGGGTTTCGGTACCTCGAGAAGCTGCGAACACCGCAACACCCCAGCGCCGCGCTAGGGCAAGAGGTGCATGAGAAACAGCTTGGCCCATACCTAACGCAGGGAAAAGCCTTTGATTTCACGCGCCCGAGCGGCGAGATAGCACAAGCCTTAGTGCCGTTGCTTCCTCTGCCAGGTACGCCCGGGCTTCACTTAGAGCGCCGGTTCGAGATCCCGTCCCCTTCCGGTAAGTTCAGTTACCAGGGATACATTGATCTCTACGCGCCCAATTCGACGTGCGTGCCTGGGATCGAACGAAGCTCGTTGAACGATTTGTCTCCATCGCCCCTAATCGGAGACTTCAAGACGACGTCTAATCTCGCTTACGCTAAGACATCGGAAGGCTTGGCGACCGATATACAAGCCCAGCTATACAGCTGGGCTCTTATGGTGGAAGAACGAGCCAACGAGATAGATCTCGTGTGGTTCTATACACGTACGCGCAAACCACATAAGGCGCAACGCGTGCACCTGCACGTATACAAGTCGCACGTAGACGAGCAATTCGAGCGGATAGATGAAATAGGACGCCGCGTCGAGGCTATTAAAACAGCATCACCAGCGGTTGAAGATCTCCCTCCTAACGTTCGCATGTGCGAGCAATACGGCGGCTGTCCCTACAGATACAAGTGTAATATCGCGCCGCCCGCCTTCGCGCGGGCGCAAGAGAAAGGAACGTCCATGAATAGTATGACCAATGATTTCCTGGCCAAACTTCGTAAGGCGACAGCACCCACCGCTGATGCCCATCCCGTGGCGCCACAGAGCCCGCCCCCTGCGGCAGTCAAACAGGTAGATATGTTCGAAAGCAGCGAGGTGCAGCTACCAGCGTGGGCTACCTCGCCGGTCGATCCCTTGACCGCGAAGAAGGCACCCGCACCTGTGGTAATGCCTGCAATCAACCCTCCAGAATCGGCTCTACCCCCAGCGCCTCCTACCGGCGTGGCCGCTCCCAGCGAGACGTCGGAAACACAGAAGAAGCGCGGACGTCCGCGGAAGGAGGCCACGATTACGGAATCAATACAGCAGGCACTAACTGAACCTGTCCACCCCCTGCCAGGCTCCTTCGAAGATTTCACGGAGAGGTTGCGCCGATGTGGTGTGAAAAAGCTTCAGATGCCCACTACGGAAGTAGACGGAATTACTTTTTGGTCGATTGAGCTAGCGTGATGATCCCTGCCGTCGCGCACACGGCAGACTTTCAGCGCGTTCTGTCGCTCCCGCGGCGCGTATGGTCCGAGGAGGATCTCGAGAAACTGGCGCTCGATCTCACATCTATATTGAAGACACCGGCGGGCACTATGCGCTTGAAGCACATTCAAGCGCTGGCGCTCCACGACGCCGGTGTCTACGGGGGGCTCTTCGGGCCGATCGCCGTGGGAGGAGGTAAGACACTTCTGACACTCCTATTGCCGGCCGTGCTTGAATCTAGGAGACCGCTGCTTCTCCTGCCTGGCGGGCTAATAGAGAAAACGCAGAGAGAGCGAATCGAACTATCCAAGCAATGGCGCATCCCGTCGTCACTACGAGTGTTCTCGTATGACATGCTCGGAAGGGTAGAAGCAGAATCGGAGCTAGCTACGTATAAGCCAGATCTGATTATTGCGGACGAGTGCTTCACGGGTACGACCTTAGTGCGCACGGAGAATGGCCCGCGACGCATTTCTGACATCGTCCCAGGACAATACGTATGGTCGCTCGGTATTGGTGGACCTGAGCTTAGAGAGGTATTGGGAGTAGGGGAGACACTGACAAATGAGCTGTATCGAATACACTTCGAAGGCAAGCACTACGATTGCACTGCCGGACATCCGTGGCTTACCCGGCAAGGTTGGAAGTGCTCGGCGGAGCTCAGTGTGGGTGATGAAGTCGTGCGAGACATGCGGCCAGAGTTTCAAGTCAAGGCCGTGCCAGAAACGAAGGTTCTGCTCGAGGAAATGCGTATACACGAATCCGAAGCTAGTGGAGGACTGGTCCGAGAGAATGTCGCGGTCGAATCCTGGCCAATATCGGAAGATCAATGGAATGACACGACCGGAAGTCCGAGAGAAAGTATCCGCAACTCATCGCAAGAATGGTACCCGTCCGAAGATCCAAGGGGGCAATGGCCGAGGAATGACGATCCAGCAAGCGTCTTTACTCTCGGCTTTAGGGCATGGCTGGAAGGCCGAAAGGAGATTTCCTTGGGGCAGGTGCGCGATCCCGGCATGGCTAGTGGATATCTCTCACGAGAAAGCGAAAATTGCGGTCGAGGTGGACGGGAACAGTCACAATACTCTGGCAGTAAGAGCGCGAGACGAGAGGAAAAGGCTATTTTTAGAGGGGTTGGGTTGGATCGTGTTGAGGGTATCGAACGACATGGTATCCGAGAAGTTGGTAGAAGTTGTCGAGTATATAACCTCCACGTTGAAGGAACGAACAACTTCATACTCGAACACGGACATGTAGTTCATAATTGTCACAAGCTTAAGAACAAGCGCGCCGCCGTGACCCGTCGCGTCGCTCGGTACATGCATGATCAGCCGCTCACCCATTTCTGCGGGGTGAGCGGAACGATCATGTCACGGTCCCTAAAGGACTTCGCACACATCCTGCTGTGGTGCCTGAAAACGTCGGCGCCCGTGCCCACGGCGTTAGAGGAAATTGAAGAATGGGCCGAGGCACTCGACGAAGGGGTCGACCCGTTGGCCCGGCGGAAACCAGGCGCCTTGCTCGAATTCTGCACCGAGGAGGAGAAGAAGGCGCGCCACCCTGCGAGAGTCGGTTTCTGCCGTCGTCTAACAGAGACACCCGGTGTCGTAGCGACCGTAGGTGAAGGAGAGCACGTTGATTGCAGCATCTATGTTCGTGCAAGCCGGCACAAAGTCTCAGCCGAAACGGAGCGCCATTTCGAGACATTGCGATCGGCATGGGAGACTCCCGATGGCTGGCAGCTTTCGCAAGCAGTAGACGTTTGGAGGCATGCACAGGAGCTTGCCTTGGGTCTTTTCTACGCGTGGGAACCTCGGCCACCTACGCCTTGGCTCGAATCGAGGCGTGATTGGAATCGGTTCGTTAGAGAGACCATCTCCCGCGGACGAACCTATGACTCGGAGCTTCACGTAGCCAACGCATGCGACGCGGGAAAGCTTCCGACCGAAGCGCTCGCCAAGTGGCGATCGATTCGAGACACGTTCACTCCTAACGTTATCCCCGTGTGGTGCGACGATAGCGCGCTACACGCATGCGCCGATTGGATGAAAAGCCCTGGGCTCGTTTGGGTGGAGCACAGGTTCTTCGCGCAACGTCTCTCCGAGCTAACTGGCGTTCCCTACTACGAAGGGGGTGGTTTCGATGCCACTGGAAAGTACGTAGAAGACGCGCCGAGCAACACGTCCGCAATCGTAAGCTGTGATGCGAACAGAGAAGGCAAAAACCTACAGAAGCTCTGGCACCGCAATCTGCTCGTCTGCCCGCCCGCCTCTGCTGCGCATTGGGAGCAACTCATTGCGCGTACGCACAGGCCCGGACAGACGGCAGACGAGGTGATCGTGGACATCCTGCTAGGGTGCCGTGAGAACTTCGACGCGTGCCAGAAAGCCCTAGAAGGCGCTCGCGCGATTCAAGAAGTGACGGGGAAATCTCAGAAGCTCTTACTGGCGGATATTGTCCTACCTAGTGAGAGCGAGGTCGATCGCATCGGCACGCCGCGATGGCGCAAATAAGAAGGATCGCGGGGGCTATATCTCTACTGTAGACGGCATCTCAATCAGCCCTAGAAAGTAAGGCTTGGCGAGTGACCCTGCTTTACCGGCCGGTATGCAGGCTCTCTAGGGCTGATTGAGGCGCCGTCCTCTACCCTCAACCAGAGAAAGCTCCATGTCTACACAAGCAATTCAAGCATCCCAGCAGGCGACCGAATACCGTAATGCATTTCGCTCCGCTCAAGTCTTTGGCAAAGGTCGTTATTTCGAACCAGGGCGCTACCTTCTCGAGGTAGATAAGTTGTTCTACAAGCGAACTCTCATAGACGGTGCTGCGAAAGAATCTATCATTTGCGAATTCAAGATCCTTGAGAGTTCAAACCCTGCATTCGAAGTAGGTAGTACCGTTTCGTCTGTTTTTTCTTTCGCTAACAAGGGCTGGTTGTCCCGTTTCAAGATGATGGTTCTAGCTCTCGTAGGAGCAGACCCGGACCGCGCGCCGGCTGCCGCGCAGGAAGCGGCGGGGGACATATACGCAGCGCTCCGAGACGACTCGGAACGGGAACGAATCGGGTTGCCAGAGAATTTCATGCGCGGACGCAAGGTCCGAACAGAGGCCATGGCTGGCAAGACTAGCAATGGCCAGGACATAACAAATATGAAGTGGGAGCCGGTAGCCCAATGATATGGGTAGCGACAGTATTGAAGACCCTGGTAACAGCAGCCGCGGGCGCATGGCTCATGCGTGTATGGTGCTACCGGACGCGAGACCTCAGTGGCGAGCGGTGCGAAGTGTTCGTACCGCAGTATGATCAAGTCAGATTGTATCTAACGAAACGACAGCTATCCCTTACGTTTACGTCTAATGACGCCGTCTCAATCGCGAAGATGCTTTTACATTCCGCCTTTGAATCAAATCCCGGAAAATGGCTAACACCTAAGCAAGAAGACAACCCAAACGCAAACTGAGAATTACCTCCGCTCTCACAGTAGGCCGGGCATTCTCCCTCGCCTCCTGTGAGAGCACATTCAAGAAGGAAAAGACGATGGCCAGACGCGCTAATAAGATTGCGTGGTCCGAGACGCCAGAGGCGAATGCGACGTATGTCCAACGAAGGGCAGAGGCGCAAGCAAAGGCTAATGAGACGGGGTTTGATTATAGGCTCGCTTTCAATGAATTGGTGAAGGATTACATGATTAGCTTGCTGCCGATGAAGAAGAATCGATATGGATTTGAGCTTTGGTGCGAAGTGGTGAGTTGTGAGGACCTATCCAAGTGCCGCCCCGGGCACGGACCGATGGGATGAAAGGCTAGAGGGAACCTCCATGCTCAAAGAAGTCTGTCACTGCGGCCACGATCGATTATCTCACTACGTCGATGCTGACTATCAGCCGCCGCGCGCTGGCGTTTGCCTAGCGATGCACTGTCATTGCCGCAAATACGTAGATAGAAATGAGGCCCAATCGGCCGAGCGACCGTCTCGCCCGAACCACGTATCGTGGTGCCGATGCCGTCAATGCGTAGCCTTCTCTAAGGCGGAAACCTATCACCCCGACGATGACGAGCATCATACTCCTACGCTCCCGTACCTAGGGGAGTTCTGGCCATGAATGTTCCCGGGAACGTGCCCGCCTATCCGGTTGCGTGGGTCGCACGGCATAAGAACAAACGCAAGCTCATAATCGCAAGGCTCTGGATCGAGGCTAGAGAGCTTGCAATGCAACACTTTCAATGTGGGCCCGATGATCTGTCTATAGAGAAGGCAAAATGAACGTCGTAGCCTTCGATACCGAAACGGCGCTCATTCGCCCGGCGCTTCAAGCCCCGCCGATGGTCTGTCTCACGTGGCAACGAACGGGGATGGAGCCTCGAATTGACCACGTGAAGGACGCGGAACCTAGGATTAGAGGCTGGTTAGAGGATCAGAACACATTACTAGTCGGCCACTATACTACCTATGACACGGCCGTCATATGTGCTCAGTTCCCACGGTTGACTCCACTGGTGTTTCGCGCCTATCGGGAAAGTCGGATCACTTGTACTAAAAAGCGACAGCAACTGTTAGATATCGCTGGAGGAGTCTTCCGCGGGCGTCTCGGAGAAAAGGGGCGATGGATTACACATGAATATAGCCTAGATGCTTTGTCCCGCCGTCTTCGAGGTATCGCCATGCAAAAAGACGGCTGGCGCCTGGAGTACGCAAACTTCATAGACGTGCCTATAGCCAAGTGGCCCGAAAGAGCGGCAGAGATTCAAGAGAAGGCTCGCATTCGCCGGGCTGAGTTACCCCCCGATCCAGTTGACAAGAAGGATGCGCACTATGATGAAGTGAGGAATCTGAATGCGATTCTCGCAGATGAGCCGGAAGGCGCGATTAAGTACCCCCTTGACGACGCGACCGCAACCCTAGAGGTATATCTCGCGCAAGAGAAGCATGCGGACTATCTCAGAGACCAGTATAGACAATCATTTGCAGAGTTTGCACTCTACCTCTCCAGCGCCTGGGGGCTTCGAACTAATCCGGGAGGCGTAGAGTCGCTTTCCGTCGAAACGGAGAAAGCCCTCGCAGAGATAGAGCAAGATCTCGTCAAAGCAAACCTAGTTCGCGAAGACGGCACACGGGATACGAAGGCTGCAAAACGCCTTATGGCGAGCGTATGCCGAGCTAATGCCATCCCTATACGCCGAACGGAGGGCCATACAAAGCCTGACAAGCACGGTGTAGTTTGCGCTGATACCATAGGAGAAGCGTGCGAAGAGCACGTATGCCTAGACTCAGATGCGTGTGGTGCTGTATGTGGGATGGGCATTACGGCGGTAGATAGCGGCGAGATATGTCTGCTTGAGGGAGAAGAAGGGCAGCTACTTGGACAGTACTCGGAATTCTCTACCCTGAAGAAGGTTTTGTCGACGGACGTCGAAATGCTGAAACAGGGAACAACGTATCCTGTTCACACGCGATACGATATAGCAGAAACAGGCAGAACGACGAGTTCCAAGCCAAACATTCAGAACCTGAGGCGACTGCCTGGGATCAGGGAAGCTTTCGTACCTAGGGACGGAATGGTATTCGCGCAGGCAGACTATCCTCAGCTCGAACTTTACACCCTAGCTCAATGTTGTTTCTCATGGTTGGGTCACTCGAAGCTAGGAGAGGCATTGAACGCAGGTCTAGATCCTCACCTCGCCATGGCCGCAACGATTTTGGGTATCGATTTAGCGACGGCGAAAGCTCACAAGAAGCGCGAAGACGTACAGAATGCTCGACAGACGTCAAAGGTAGCTAACTTTGGCTTCCCTGGAGGCCTAGGTCCCGCGAGCCTCATTCTATTTGCGCGTAAGACGTACGGCGTTACCTTGACTCAAGAGCAGGCCCGAACACTTAAAGAGCAATGGCTGGCGACATGGCCGGAGATGCGAGAGTATTTCGCTCGCGTCAATCAACTGTTCGGCGACGATTGTGAGCGCGCGTCGATCGAGACGCTGTTTACGGAACGCCACCGAGGTGGCGCCACCTATTGCGCGGCGTGTAACAACGGCTTTCAGGCGCTGGGCGCGGATTGCGCGAAGCGAGCATTGTGCCTCGTCGCAGAGGCGCAATATTGCGAACCTGGTTCTCCTCTCTATGGCACACGAACTGTCGCGTTCGTTCACGACGAAATCATCGTTGAATGTAATGACGACAGTAAGGCGCATGACGTCGCTTTAGAGTTAGCTCGTCTCATGGTTGATGGAGCCAACGAATACTTGAAAACTGTTCCTATAAGACTGTCAAATATGGAGCCCACACTAATGCGAGTGTGGTCCAAGAAAGCAGAACAACGGTGGGATGTGAACAAGAGGTTAGTACCGTGGACGCCGTGAATGCAGCCGATCATATAGGCCTGGTGTACCACGTCGCTAAGCGCTTCAATCGCCGAAACGAGAGCTTTGATGACCTAGTTCAGGCAGGTGTGTTTGGTCTAATCAAGGCGGCAGAATCCTACGACCCGTCTCGAGGTTGTTTCTCTACCTTGGCGTGCTGTAAGATACGGACGTATATAGCTCGGTATTTACGAGACTGTACTAGGATAATTCATATCCCTCACCACGTGCGATCTGGAGTAACGAAACCTGTAGAGTGTCCGGGAACCGTCGTCGCGAGCTTGGATGCCCCCATCGATGAGTTTTCAACTCTGCATGATCGCTGCGGGGACGGCACTCCTAGTTCTGAAGAGCAGATCGAAGAGGCGGAAATTTCTCGTCTGATTTGGGCGCACGTGGATAAGCTGAAAGAGCCATATAGAGAGGTCATTCATCTTAGATATCGGGACGGCATGACGTTACAGCAAATAGGCGATCGTTTCGGACGAACAAGAGAGAGGATGAGGCAAATAGAAGAGCAGGCTTTAGCAATGCTCCGAAAGAGGGTGAAGCTATGAGCGGATTGAAAGTGTACGTGGCAGGAGCATCTGCAGAGGCAGAAGTAGTCTCCGAGTATATAGAGAGACTGAAGGGTTATGGGATCGACGTGACGCTCGATTGGACGAAAGACGTCATAGAGCAAGGAGGTGGCAACGCAGGATTGGCGGATCCTCAGAGGCGGCATTTTGCAAAAAAGGATCTGAAGGCCATCGCTGAAGCGGATATTCTTTGGCTGATCATTCCTCCGTTTGACATGGTGTCGTATGGCTGTTGGGTAGAGCTAGGATATGCGCTAGACACAGGCCTTCGCATCTTCGCCTCTGGCGACTATAGGTGCAGCATATTCACGTCATTGACAGACTCTTGCTACGACTTTCACGAGGAAGCGCTAGAGCGTATCTGGCGAGAGGATCGTAACGCCAGGCAAGGAAGATTGTCATGTCTGAAGTAAGGCATACAGACCCTCAAACGGGGGGGCAAAAGGGAGTGAAACCCGAGCGCTTCGAGCTAATACCCTGGGACGCCATGGAGGAAGTGGCGCGTGTGTACGGAGCCGGCCCTGCAAAAAAGGGGTATGACGAATGGAATTGGCTTCGAGGATATAGCTGGAGTCTTTCTCTCGGTGCAGCCTTCCGACATCTTGCGAAATTCTCATTAGGATATGATTATGACACTGGACCTAAAGGTACGAATTGCCATCATCTTGCCTGTGCCGCATGGCATTGTTTGACGATGCTGACGTTCTTCCTTCGTCACCTCGGAACCGATGATCGAAAAAAGTCCCCTGTTATTGACAGCAATATATGGATAGACCCCGATGAGGACTGAAGAAGCCAAAGAGCGAAAAGAACGTCGACGGCAATACGATCGCGTACGAGACAAGACACCGGAACGCATCGCCAAACGTCGAGCGCGAGACGTGCGCCGTCACGCTCAGGAGCGAATCGTCTTACAGGCTGTGAAACTCCTAAAACAGTTACTCCTAGAAGGATTCAAAGGTTGTAAATGAAACCTAGCACCCTACAAACCGCTCTAGATCAGTATACGAAGGCCCTGGCCTCGCGAGCTGAGAAGAGCGAGATAGCTACTCTGCGAAGAGATCTGTTGGCTCTTCGTAGCAGCCTAGACACCCTGGCAGCCATGACCTCTCGCCCACTTAAGCCTGTGGCTAGGAGGGAAAGAGCATCAGGCATGCGCGAGGCGACGGCGGTAGCAGGTCTCTCCGATGTTCATTGTGAGGAGAAGGTTCGACTGGGCGAGACGCCCGTAGGCAATGAGTACAGCCTTGCCATTGCAGGGCACTCAATCCGACGCTTCTTCGAGGGGTATAGGTGGCTTATTGACCTCTATCGGGAACGCTTCGCGATCCGTGACGCTGTGCTTTGGCTGGGGGGAGACCTTATGTCCGGGCACATACACGAGGAACTGAAAGAGAACACAGTAAGCGCGCCCATTGAGACCATCCTCTGGCTCAGGACGCACATCAGGTCAGGGATAGATTTCCTGCTGGAAGACGAGCAGCTAGAGATGCTCCACGTTCCTTGCTCCTACGGCAATCACGGTCGTTCTACAGCCAAGTCCTACCGCGCCCTCGGCGCGACTCACTCGTACGAATGGCTACTGTACCAGTGGCTGGCGTCCGAGTATGAGGGAAACCCCAGGGTCAAGTTCCTAGCGGACCAAAGCGCTCATCAGTACTTGACCGTCTACGACTACGATCTGCACTTTCACCACGGGGACGAAGCCACATATCTAGGTGGAGTGGGCGGCATTACAGTGCCGCTAAACAAGTCCATCTCCCAATGGGATCGCGCTAAAAGCTGTCACTATCACAACTTCGGTCATTTTCACACTTACCTAGACACTGGCCGAATCGCTGTCAATGGTTCGGTTATTGGCTACAACGCATATGCGATGAGCATAAAAGCGGAGCCCGAGCCTCCGCAACAGATGTTCTATCTCATAGATTCGAAGCGGGGAAAGACTTGCAAGTCCCCCATTTGGGTGCGTGAAACACCTACACGGTAGGAACGTGAAGGTCCACTGTGGAGATAGACGGCCTCCCCCACTATTATCCAGAGTAGGTGGAGTGCTGCTACCGAACTGGAGCTGATCCCCTCCAGATTCGCAAGCTCCCGTCGTTCTACATTACATAATGAACAGCACGGCCGAAAAAATCCGACCGTGCTGTTCTCCCTGACTAACAACCCTGGCCGCCCGTAGCTCGCCAAAGCCAACGGTAGGCTCCCTTCGTCGCGAGGGTTATTCGCGAAAAAGGCCGGATTGTCATGCCCACAGTACTAGCTGGCGAGAAAAACGCAAGCCCTCCCGAGTACATTTACCGACAGGCCCCTTCGGCAGATCGCCGCCGAATCCAAGCCGAGGTGATCGCGGCGTATAGGCCCATGGTCGCGCGCTCGGCGCGGCAAATGGTCCAAGCCCAATATTATAAGGAAGCAGCTCACGTCGGGGAGATTGGTCTTCTACTCGCATTAGAGCGCTATGACGCGGCGAGAGGATCATTCTGGGCGTTCGCCTCGCACTACGTGCGTAATGAGATAGAGATATGGTTGCGCGAAACTGTACACGCTCGACCACGTTCCCATCGATGTCTCGAAGGACAGGCTCAAGAGGAGCGTGACTCGCAGCGTTGGTCAGTGTCTTCGGACAAGATGCAAATCGCCAGTGAGGTGCCCTCACCTGAGGAGCTAGTTCGAGAGAAAGAGCTACGAGGGCTGTTAGGGAAGTTCTTGTCTGAGCTTTCCGATGCCGAGCAGCACCTCTTGTTATGCGCTAAGAGAACAACGAATGATGGAGGTGTAGAAGCCGGAAATAATCTCAGGTCTCGGGGCTATATCTCTCTTATGAAACGCGCGACGGCGTTTCTCAAAGGAGGTAAGTGAGATGTACTCCACTTCGGTTAAGGATCTTTACGCTGTCATCCGCCGCCGCGGGGGGCTTACGAATACCCTTCGCATGGAGACGCTGGTAGCTGATCTGTATATCAATCAAGGGTGGCCCATTACGGAGAAGACGTTGCACGCGGAAGCGGCTCCGACCATCCCGGCGAAAGCTGCATGATTCGCGCCGCCGCGTCGGCGGCTTGGACCGTCATTATGGTGATCGGGATCGCAATCAACGTTCTACTTTTTGCCAGCAACATAGGTTCTAGGCCGCAGGCTGCGCTGGTGAATATGGGTTCCTCGTTTCTGTTGCTACTCGGCCTTACCTCGAGGGAGTGAAGATGTTTCAGAGAGTCTTTCTATTAGGTCAATTGACCTGCGTTCTGTTCAATCTAGGCGTCTTCGCCTGGGAAGCATCACGCGGAAACGTCGGAATGGCTGTGGTCAATTTCACGGCTGCTTCGTCGTGTGGCTTCGCTGCTTGGCTGGATTGGGTGGGAATATGAGCGCCTATTCTATCACCCAAGGAGACGTCGTCGAAGTCCTTCGAGGGTTTCAGGATAACTCGTTCGACGCGCTATTTTGCGATCCACCGTACGGCTTTTCGTTTATGGGCAAGGCGTGGGATTACGACGTACCATCCGTAGAGTGCTGGGCTGAGTGCTTGAGAGTTCTCAAGCCAGGCGCGCCCTTGCTCGCGTTCGGCGGTGCTAGAACGTATCACCGCTTGGCGTGTGCCATCGAGGACGCCGGGTTCGAGCTACGGGATTGTTTGATGTGGCTCTACGGAAAGGGATTTCCAAAGAGTCAAAACATCTCACTGGCCATTGACAAGTCGGCCGGTGCGACGCGAGAGGTCGTAGGTACGCGTGTTCTTACCGGGAATGCCGCCATCTCTACGAAGGAGAAAGGAGGGACCTATGGTATACAAGTAGGAAGCGTCCCACCGAAGACGGTGAACGTAACGGAGCCGGCCACAGAGCTTGCGCGAGCTTGGGAGGGATATGGTACCGCGCTAAAGCCGGCATATGAGCCTGTCGTACTAGCCCGCAAACCGCTAGACGGCACGATGGCACAAAACGTCGAGCGGTGGGGGGTTGGAGGATTGGCGATTGATGCGTGTCGACTTGATTGGATCGGCAAGCCTTCCGGGTGGTCGAAGACAGGTAGCGAGGCGAGCGAGAACGTCGCGATGTCTGGGGCGAACTACGCCCGCGAGGCGAAGCCGGACGCCGATGGCCGCTGGCCCGCGAACCTCCTCTTAGACGAAGACGCTGCAGCCCTCCTAGACGCCGAAGTCGGTGGGAAAGGGTTTCTTAATCTCAAGCCGGCACATGAGCCTGTCGTACTAGCCCGCAAACCGCTAGACGGCACGATGGCGCAAAACGTCGAGCGGTGGGGGGTTGGAGGATTGGCGATTGATGCGTGCAGAGTAGGCAGTGAAGGCGGCGGGACTCATTGCAGCAACAGAGACGCACAAGGACGGTGTCTCGGACACAGAGATAGGAACGGTCGTCTCTGGGAGACGATTCACTCGGCCGAAAAGAAAGAAAAGTTAGTGAGACCTAGTAAAACTCTCGATGATAAAAACGTATTTGGCCCAGGATTAGGAGCTGACACACAAGTAGAGCCTGATGGACGCTGGCCCGCGAACCTGATCCTCGACGAAGACGCTGCAGCCCTCATAGACGCTGAAGTAGGTAATCGCCCATCGACCCCGTTTCGAGAGAATACCGCCACGGGCAACGTGCTGCCCTTGAAGAAGAGAACGGCCGGGGGGTACTCGGACGGAGGAGGGCCGAGCCGCTTTTTTTATACCACTAAGGTGAGCACCAAAGAGCGAGAGGCAGGGTGCGAATATCTCCCGCTTCGTAGCGCCGGCGAGGTTCCGGAGCGGGACGATAAGTGTAAAGATTGTGTTGGTCGCGGATGGATTAACGATGGAGGCGTCCTAAGTAAGGATCCAGGCTTCGAGTGTCCGACGTGTCTAGGCAACGGTCGAGTTCGGACGGCCGGCCTTGACGATCCTCTCGCCGGGGCGGGCCGCAGGGGCGGCGCTCGCAATAGTCATCCGACGTTAAAGCCCATCTCCCTAACTACGTACCTCGCGCGACTAATCATGCCTCCAACCTCGGGTGTCATTCTGATCCCGTTCGCGGGCTCAGGTTCCGAGATGATCGGAGCCATAAAGGCTGGATGGTCTGGCGTGTTCGGTATCGAGAGAGAAGATGAATACGTGAGGATTGCGAGGGCGAGGCTCGCGTATTGGTGCCCGGGAAGTGAGGCGGCGTGATGAAAGATCGCGAAAAAGAATTATGTCGCGTAAGCCGTAAGGAGTTACTGAACATTATTGCTAACCTTATTTGTGACAACAATCGATTGTCAGATCAGCTTACAGTTGTGCAAGAAAAGTGCAGTAGTTTGCTAGAAGAGTTTCGGGAAAGTAGGAAATCATGTCAAACGAGCTAAAGGAAATCTCTTTGGATGGTGTGAAGTATCTCAGGGCCGATTGTGTTGGAGAAGCCCCCAAGCCCGGAAAGAGAGCGGTAGTCGTGCTCGACCGTGGTTGGATTGTAGCAGGTGACGTGTCCACATATGAGGACGAGCATGGACAGACAAGGCTGAGGATCACTCGATCTGTCCATGTTCGTAGCTGGACGGGAATAGGCTTCGACGGTATGATAGCGGCTCCAAAGAGCGATAAAGTCATCATACAGCCGATGTCAAATGGCTTCGATTGCCCTGGGGATTCTGAGTTGTTCCGTGTGCCTGTTGACGATAATTGGGGACTGTAGAAGATGCTGAGACCTATCGGCAACGGCTACGGCTACGGCTACGGCTACGGCTACGGCTACGGCTACGGCTACGGCTACGGCTACGGCAACGGCTACGGCAACGGCTACGGCTACGGCAACGGCTACGGCAACGGCTACGGCAACGGCTACGGCGACGGCTACGGCGACGGCACTATAACTAGACACTTGAGACGTCGAAGATGCTGAGACCTATCGGCTACGGCAACGGCTACGGCAACGGCAACGGCTACGGCGCCGGCGACGGCGACGGCGACGGCTACGGCAATGGCTCCGGCAACGGCTACGGTAACGGCTACGGTAACGGCTACGGCAATGGCTACGGCTCCGGCTCCGGCAACGGCAACGGCTACGGCGACGGCTACGGCAACGGCTACGGCAACTGCTGCGGCTACGGCTACGGCGACGGCACTGTAACTCGACACTCGAGACGTCGAAGAACGTAAAGAGGGCAAAGTGAGGCTACTGGTACTCGTCGGTATTTTCATCGGGGTTTGCCTGTTTGGAAGTGTTTTTGCTTTCCAAAGGCTTGAGTTCTGGGCTCACAGGCACTTTGAAGTAAGGATTGATAGATGCCCTGCAGGTTGCATCATAGTATCCCTGGGGTGGGTTGGAGTTACTTGGCTAATGGCGGAGTGCTACACGGCAGAATCCTCAGGGGATGGAAGCTAAAGTGAGCCCGGCTCTCCTGTCCCTGCTCGAAGCCGCCGAGTACCTGGGTGTAAGCCGCTCATCGTTCAAGGAGCTTGTGCAGCCTTTCGTGCCGTGCGTGCGCATCGGTCGCCGCGTGCTATTTGACCGTGTAGACCTCGACGCATGGGTAAGAGAACGCAAGGCGGCTGGACCATCCGAATCCCGGCCGGCGCAAATCGTTCGGTCTACGTCGTTCGATTCCGACACAACGGGCAACGGGTCTCGAAGTCCACGGGCTGCGCAAATCCTGACGAAGCTTCGGTCGAAGCCGCGCGTATCTATGCCGAGGTAGTAGGTGGTCGCAGAGTAGCTAGGCCCGCATCAGGGGACTTTGCAGCTACAGTAGCAGACTATCTAGCAGACTTTGAACTTGAGACGAGCCCCGAATGGTCGGCCATCGTCACGATCTATTTCCGAGCGCACCTGATCCCTTTCTTCGGTTCGTTCGAGGCGTTCACTCTGGCGTCTTACGGCGATTACGGTCGCATGAGACTGCAGAAGGTCACACGGCCTACGGTCCGGAAAGAGCTTAGCGCATTGCGAAGGTTCGTAGCATGGTGTGCAGAGCACGACCGCATCCTGCCGCCAGTGCCGTCCCTGCCGAAGCACGGTCAGCCAGGCAAGCGCGCCAAAAACGCCCGCAAGCGCAAGGCGACCGTCTTTACAGCAGATGAAGCGGCGCGCATCCTGGCAGCCATGCCGGAGCGCAGTCAACGAACAGGGCATTGGATTCGTCCGCTCTTTACGGTGCTGTGGGAGACGGGCCTACGTCCTACGAGTGTCCTAAAACTCGAGACGCCGCTTCACTACCGCAAGGGTGCCGACGTCATCTTCATCAGCCGAGAGATAGACAAGGAAGGCTTCGAGCGCACCTTGCCTATCTCACATGCCGCTCAGGCTGCCCTCGACCTTGCGGTCCCCGCGGTCCCCGGTCGAATCTTCCTGGCGCCCAAAGGTTCCCTCAGGGTGTACCTAGCCGATGCACTGCAGGCAGCTGGCCTAACCTCCCGAAACATCAGCACCTACGACTTTCGACACTCTCGAATCACGGTCGCGGCTAACTCCCCCGGCCCCCTGACGGGTGCTTCCTACCTGGCAGGTCACAAGCATGCAAGCACCACGGCGCTCTATATCCACGCTGGAGAAGAAGCGGCCCGGGCAACGCTGGCAGCGATGTCTGGGGACCGCAGCGGGGACCGCAGCGGTAAAACGAAGAGCAAACCGAAAAAGAAGAGTGGCTAAGTATGCGTAATTATTGGTGCGAAGGGCGGGACTTGAACCCGCATGCCAGTTACGGCGCTAGCACCTCAAGCTCGCTAACGGGATCGGAACCCCCGAAAACACCGAGAAAAACGATGAGTCAAGGGTTGCCTAAGGCCCCTAAAAGCCGCCCAGTGGGGACCGCGGGGACCGCAAAACTCTAACGCTAGAACCTAACCGGCGTTTTGTTGCGCTTCCGGATCTGGCGTTAGAAACAGGGCTCGCTCTTCTTGCCGGCGCTTTAGCAAGCTGTTGTCTACGACTAGCTTTCCCGTCGCAGGATCCGTTCGGTGATCCCAAAAAATGATCGCGTCCGCTGCTTGCTGCACGTTGCCTGCGTTGAACTGAGACCGAATGCTCGACGCCTTAAGTGCGCCCGTCCCGCAGTTGAACGTGAAGCTCACGAGCGCGTCGAATTGATTCTGAGTCATGGGCGACGTAATAATAGAATTCACGCCAGACTCAGCCCAGGCCACGTCCGAGGCCAGCATAGCCATCGCGAGGCCTTGCGTGATGCCGTCCGGGAATGACTCGCCGGGACGAAGGAGGTGGCCATAGCCAATCGTGTCCTTGCCCGCGGAGTCCTTGTAGGTGTGAAGAACACAGCCCTCATGACGGGCGATAAACTGTAGGCCGTTAGGGGAGGTTTTCACGATGCTCCTAAATGAATTCGTTCGCCTGTCTCGGCGTCGACGTACCATTGTGCCGGACAGGCGTATTTGGTGGTCCTACCCACGATCGTCGCCGTGAGAAGAGTCAACGGCTTCTCATTGCGATCGGCATCGAGGCGAGCCTTTTTTACCGGGTACTTCATTGGCCACACCATCCAAGCCCTTGCACGCTCGCAGGTGTAGTAGCTGCGCACGTGAGCGGCGAGCCATTCGGCATACGAACTAGTCGCGTGTTCTCTACGGCTTGAAGCACCTCTGCGCAATCGCTAGCCGTACCCGCCTCGCAACCCGCCGCGGCCAATCTTGTACAAGCCTCGGCGCACGGGTTAGGGCCATCGGCCGACGCATCCGAAGCATCCGGAGGCATAGGCGCGGGGCCCGGTGTTACGTGGCACCCTGTCATAAGAAAAATCGCGACTAATGCGGTACGCATGGCCACGCCTCCCATGCCGCATCGAGCCAATCTTGGCCGACGAGGCACTTGCCCTTGTCACACCAGCCCTCGCCCCAACTGTTCGTTAGGGTGAATGTGTAATTACCCGCAGCGTTGATCGTGTAGCCAGAGAGGTACACCGCGTGCCCTCCGCCTTGCGTGTCGGACATGTTCGGTTTGCCTGCCACTTGACCAGCCTGAAGATTTTCGAACGTCGTATCGCAGAAGAACGCGACTACGACCGGAAAACCTAGTGAGATTGCTTGTGCTAGCGTTGCCGGCTGCTGCAAATCAGACTTGTACGGTCCGAGAATGGGTCGCGAGTTAGCTACCTCTAGATCGGCAATTGACGGCTCCGTAAGCACGTTAGAAGCGTCGCAGTCCGAATTCCTGCCTTCTACTGAAGTGCCCATGGGGCACACACCGAATTCTCGAACCGCTTGGAAGACATCCGCGAGCATGGCCCCGCTATCTGAAAGCGGAGGCAATGTCCCCCCGGCTATAGTAGCTACTCCTCGCTCTAGTCCGCGAGTAATCGCATAGATGCTTTTAGGGCTAGGGACCCATGTCAGCGTCCCTTCATAAGCCGTGTAGATAGCTGCGGCTGTTGCATGAGCCGTACAAGCGCCGGTAGGACCCTGGTCTAAAATCTGCGGCTGATATTTGCTCAGGTCAGCCGATGGAGGAATCGAACCTACGTCCGGAGCCAGTAACCTGTAGGCCAGTTTATGCGCGTCAGATGGCTTACAGCCTTTGCCCCGAATCACGGGGTGGCCTCAAGAGCCGCCTTGACGTGCATCGCTTCCTTCTGAGCCGGCGTGCCTTGGACTCGTGTGTCTTTCGACGTTGCAAGGATGGCAATAACAGCCGCCATGTCCATACCACACGGGGCAGCTACATCGTCCACGATTTGAGCGACTGACATGTTCTTCGCAGCGTCATCTAGAACGCGCGTCGCACAATCGACCGCCGCGGGCTCTATCGTGTGAAAGAGAGAGCATCCGACTACCAAGGCCATTAGGGCAGCTGCCACTACGGCACCCGCGGATCCTGCTCCTGTGCTTGGGGGTGTCTTGCTCGAGGAGACGGAATCACTCACTAGACCTAGGACCGTCTTGACGAGGGTAAGAACCGAGACCGCTATGGCAGGTAATACGAGCGCACCGTTCGCTTGCTCGTTCATAACCCACGTTACTGCTACAACTGCGAACGCGAGAACCAATTGAGCCCAGTGGGGTAGCTTGAGATTCATTTCGACCCTTCCTTGTTATCCTTAGACTTCAACAGTCTATTAATAGACCGTCTTCCCAATTCGGCCACGACGGCAAGAATGAAAACGGAAAGCATCTTCTGCAAGAAGCTTAGTGCCTCATCTGGAACGATGGCTACGAATGCAGTGATCGCGGCGTTAGATATCGTGCCTGCCGTTGAAAAATGATGACTCTCATCCATGACAACAACCTCATGAAGCATTAATGCACTCGGCGCGATACACGGCGTAATGAGTGCCGTTCAACGCTGCAAACCAAGCCACTTGAACCTTTACGGTCGTGCCAGCCACAGCGACGGTATAACTAGGAGGGTAATTTGCAGCTGTCGAAGCATCAGACCAATCTGCCGAAGCCGACCCGCCGGCTGGCGAGTCTATTAACGTCACAGTGCCGCTGACGTTTTTTACTAGCACTTTCATCCAGAAACCTGCAGAATCTCCAACGGAGCCTACGCCAGCAGACCCCCCCGTCCGTCTTGACGTCACCTGGAAATCGACAAGTACGGTTGAATTCGTAGGAACCGTGTAAGCGACCAAATCGGTGTTCGTAGCATCCGTTGTTGTTACACGGTTACCGCTCTCTTCGACCCATTGGTGAGCTGCACTGGTGTCATATTGCTTCCAGATACCTAGAGCTTCGTTCAAACCGTTACCTGTCGCGAAGCTGACACCTGAGCCATCGGGACGATAGATATATCCGCCGGTAGGCCATATCCCTCCGCTCCCTGGCGTGGCCGATTCTACTTTTAGTACTCCCGTGACACTAGGATAGGACAGGATTATATTATCCGAGGTACCGAGCGTAAGACCCGCCGACGTCACGCTCACACCTACCGGGCTACCGTCCAGCATGAAACGACTTTTGCCGGTAGTGCTTGTAGGACCGATATAGGTATTTGTCCCGTCACTCGACAGAACTGGATTCGTACCAGCTGGAGCGCTCGTATCAGGGAAGGCGTATATGGCCGCTAGTCCAGTATTGTCCTCTCTGGGGCCTAAGGCCCAAAAGTTCGTACTACCGGAGGAGACATGCCAGCCACCCACGCCTGTTCGACGGTTCTCTTCTACCGGGGAGGACCCATTCCAATATCCGATGGGCCTGA